ACCCATGGTTTCATTGCCTGGGGCGACGGTGACGTGCTGGGCGAGAAGATGGTGCCGGTATCGCATCCTTTGCCGGAACTGGAGCCTGCCCCGGCGGGTTCCAAGCGCGGCTGGGAAACGCAGGTGGGCATGTCGCTCCAGTGCATGAGCGGCGAAGACAAGGGCATGGAAGCCCGCTTCTCGACCACCTCGGTGGGCGGCAAGCGCGCCGTGCAGGTGCTGGCGCTGGCCATCGCCACGCAGGTGGAGAAGGATCAATCCAAGCCGGTGCCCGTGGTGCGCCTGAAGAAGGAACACTACACCCACAAGTCCTACGGGCGCATCTACACGCCTGTGTTCGACGTGGTGTCGTGGGTGAGCCTTGAAGGGCCGACCAACGTGGCGGAACCCGAAGCCGAGGCGGAAGCCGAGGAAGAGGCGCCCGCGCCGGTCGAAACCGGTCGTCGCCGTCGTCGCGCGGCCTGAGAAGGATCGGCCCCGGCGCAAGTCGGGGCCGTTTTCAGCATGACGCAAGATTTGCCGCCAGCCCAGAAAGACTGCCCCACTTGCGGCGGCCTTTTTATCCCCACCCGACCTTGGCAGCAATATTGCGCGCCTCGGTGCCGAAATAATGCCCCGCGCAAAACAGTGCAGACGCAGCGTTTTCAGCGATTGCGGCGGAACCTCATAAACCGCATAAAAACAGAGCGAGGATGCTCGGTGTGCGGGTACAACGCTCACGCCGCGGCTCTCGATTTTAACCACGTTCGCGGCGCTAAACTGTTCAATGTCAGCCAAGACCCTAAAAGGTCATTGTACAGCATAATGCAAGAGATAGAAAAGTGCGACGTCCTGTGCGCTAATTGTCATAGAATACACACTTACGAAAATCGTCATTGGCACACTAAACGTAAAGGCTCTGAAAAATGACTGTATTGTGGGGGGACACAGAAACTAGAAGCCATTGCAACCTGTTGTCGGCGGGCGCGTATAACTACGCTCAAGACCAGACCACCGAAATAGTCTTGTTTAACTGGGCTTTTGACGATGAGGACGTAGAAGAATGGTGGCCTACATGCGGGCGCCCGTTCCCGGAACGCGTCAAACAACATATTTTGAATGGCGGCCAGTTGCGATTTCATAACGCCGGTTTTGACCGTTTGATTTTTTGGTACATTTTGTGCGCGGACTTCGGTGTTCCAGAACCAAAGTTAGAACAGTTTTACTGCACCGCAGCGCAAGCCCGCGCTAACTGTGGGCCAGGTAGTTTAGAGGATATAGGCCGGTTTGCGGGCGCGTCGATGAAAAAGGACCACCGCGGCAAACAATTAATACGTCTTCTGTGCGTGCCTCCGTTTAGCACCGACCCTAAACTATTCGATGAATTTCGACTTTATGGAGCGCAGGACGTGCGCGCCATGCGCGCCGTCAGCAAGGCCATGCGCGACCTATCTGATGAAGAATTGGCCGACTACCATGTAAACGAGCGGATCAACGACCGTGGGGTGCTGGTGGACACCGCGCTGTGCGGTGCTGCGGTGCGCTACGCCGCCGACGAACTGGTGGAAATCCAGCAGACCGTGCGTGAGGTGACCGAGGGCGTCATCACCAGCGTTAGAAGCCCCAAGATGCGGGCGTGGGTCGAACACCGGGTCGGGCCGCAGGCGCGCAAACTGATGATTGTCTGGAAGGACGGGGTGCCCAAGGTGTCAATTGACAAGACCGTGCGCGCCAACCTGCTGGCGCTGGCCGATGAGAACGCCGACGAAGTGCCGCCCGACGTGGCCGAGGTGATCCAATGCGCCGACGACCTGTGGGCCAGCAGCGTGGCCAAGTTCAGCCGTGCGGCGGCGCTGGCCGACGCCGAGGACCAGCGGGTGCGCGGCGCGTTTGTCTTTGCCGGCGGCGCTGCCACAGGCCGGGCCAGCAGTTACGGTTTGCAGGTCCACAACTTTCCCCGCAAGTGCGCCGAGGCGCCCGACGACGTGCGGCAGGCTATGGTGCGCGGGCACCAGATCGTGCCCCGCTACGGCAAGCGCGTCACGGACGTACTGAAGGGGATGCTGCGCCCTGCCCTGCTGCCGTCGCCCGGCAAGGTGCTGGTGGCGGCCGATTGGTCGGCCATCGAGGCGCGCGTGAACCCGTGGCTGTCCGGTGCCGGTGACGACAAGCTAGAACTGTTCCGCACCGGCAAGGACGTCTACAAGGTCAACGCGGCTGCGACCTTCCGCGTGGCCATGGACGATGTCACCAAGGACCAGCGCCAGGTCGGCAAGGTGCAGGAGTTGGCCTGCGGATTCGCGGGTGCCGAAGGTGCTTTCGCTGCCATGGGGCGCATTTACGGCGTTCACCTGCCCACAAGTGAAGCCCGCCGGATGGTGGACGCGTGGCGCCGGGCGAACCCGTGGGCCGTGCCGTTCTGGCAGGGGCTGGAGGCCGCCTATACCCGCGCCATGCGGAACAAGGGCCACGAGTTCAGCGCCGGCCGGGTGACGTATTTGTTCGATGGGGTGCATCTTTGGTATGCGCTCCCCTCTGGTCGTGTGCTATGTTACCCCTTTGCGAAGCTAGAACCGGATGGGGTCACATATGCCAAAGCCTCATGGAAGCCCGGCGCGGATGCCACGGAGTGGCCGCGCGCCCGCCTGTGGCGTGGGCTGGCCTGCGAGAACGTCACGCAGGCAGCCGCCCACGACCTGCTGCGGCACAGCCTGCGGCGGTTAGAGGCAGAGGGACAGGACGTGGTGCTGCATGTGCACGATGAAATCGTGGTCGAGACGGCAGACCCCGACGCCACCATTGCCGCCATGGAGCGGGCGATGTGTGTGCCACCGAATTGGGCGGGCGGCATCCCGCTTAATATCGAGGCCGAAGTGATGACGCGTTACGGGAAATGAGGAGGGAAAGATGGATTTCATAGAGTTTCTGGAAAGCCTAGCGCCGCAGCGGGAGACGCTGCTGGTGGTCAGACAAAAGCCTGTCATGCGCGACGGCGCGCATGTGCTACACGCGGACGGGTCGCCGAAATACACCTGGCCGGCGTTCCTGCCGGCAAAGAAAAGAGGGGAGGGGGCCTGGTATGCCAACACCGGCTCCTTCATTCTGGAGCGGTTCAAGGACGGTCAGCCATCAGCCTCGGCGGCCAATTGCGAATACGTCCTGGTGATGATGCTGGACGACGTGGGGACCAAGGCCAAGGTGCCGCCCCTGCCGCCGACATGGATCATGGAGACCAGCGAGGGGTCGTTCCAATGGGGTTACGCCTTCAGCGACCAGCCCACCAAGGGCGAGTTCACCGCGGCCATGGATGCTATCGCGGCGGCGGGCTACACCGACCCGGGTGCGACCAACGCGGTGCGGAACTTCCGCCTGCCGGGTAGCGTGAACCTGAAGCCAGGCCGCGACGAGTTCAAGGCGCGGCTGGTCGAGTTTCACCCTGACCGCGAGTTCACCCTGCCGCAGATATGCGAGGCGCTGGGTGTGGCGCCCGCCGCGCCTGACACGGCGGCGCAGCGCGCGTTCAAGTTGCGCGACACGGGCAAGGACAGCGTTCTGGCTTGGCTGAACGACCACGGGTTCGTCCTGTCTGGCGCCAACGCCGAGGGCTGGATGGGCGTCGTCTGCCCCAACCATGCCGAGCATACCGACGGCCAGATCGGCGCTCGCTACAAGCCGCTGGACCGGTCGTTCTGCTGCTACCATGGCCACTGCGAGCATCTGGACACGCGGGCCTTCTTGGGATGGGTGGCGGACAACGGCGGCCCACGCGTCACGCCCGGCCTGCGCGATGAGTTGCTGGCGGAACACATGGCGCGGGCCATGGACAAGCTGGCGCCCACGGCGGAATACCCCGACCGGGCGGCGGAGATCATCGCCGAGGTTGACCGGAAAGAAGCCAGCCGGGTTCAGAAGTCCCAATGGTATGAGCGTTTCGCCTATGTCGTGTCGGACGACAGCTTCTTCGACCTTCAGGAGCGGCGGGAGATTACCCGGTATTCGTTCAATGCCTTGTTCCGGCACGTTCCCTGCAAGTCCATCCACAACGACCGCAGGATCGAAGCCGCGACATGCTTCGATGAGAACAGGCAAGCCATGGGCGCGCGGGTGCTGGAGGGTGTCACCTACGCGGCGGGCGAGAGTGTGCTGGTCACCCGCAACGGCGTCGTTTATGGCAACCGCTGGCGCGACGCCCGGCCCGACGTGTCGCAGGTGGCGCGAGAGGATGTCAGCATCTGGCAACAGCATTGCCGGCGGCTGGTGCCGGATGAGGCCGAGTTGAACCACCTGTGGGACATTATGGCGTTCAAGACGCAGAACCCCCGCGTCAAGATAAATCACGCCGTGCTGCATGGCGGCCATGGCGGCAGCGGTAAAGATACCATGTGGGCGCCGTTCCTGTGGGCCGTGTGCGGGCCGGGGTTGGTCAACCGCGGATTGGTCGATGGTGATTCGCTCAACAGCCAATGGGGCTACGCGCTGGAAAGCGAAATCATCATCCTGAACGAGTTGAAGGAGCCGGAAGCCGCCACCAGGCGCGCGCTGGCCAACAGGCTGAAGCCCATCATCGCCGCGCCGCCGGAGATGCTGACGGTCAACCGCAAGGGCCTGCACCCCTACGATACCGTCAATCGCGCGTTCGTGCTGGCCTTCTCCAACGACCCGGTGCCTATCACGATCAGCAGCGATGACCGCCGCTGGTTCGTCCTGTGGTCGCAGGCGCCCATCATGGACGAGGCCGAAGCCAAGCTGATCTGGCGCTGGTATAAGGAAGGCCAGGGGTTCGAGAAGGTGGCGCGGTGGCTGCATGACCGCGACGTGAGCCAGTTTAACCCAGGCGCCGCCCCTGTGCTGAACGACGCTAAGGCCAACCTCATCGAACACAGCATGAGCATGGCGGAAAGCTTCATTGTCGAGTTGATCCGCAACCGCCAAGGCGACTTCGCCAAGGGTGTGATTGCCTCGCCTTTCCATGCCGTGTGCGACCGTCTGAGCGGCTTGGCCCCGCCAGGCATCAAGATACCCCAACCGGCGCTGCTTCACGCGCTGAAGGAAGCCAAGTGGGTGGATGTTGGCAGGGTGGGGACGGTCGAATTGATGAACAAGAAGCACATTTTTGCGACGCCTGAAATGGCCAAAAAATACAGCAAAAGCGACCTCCGGCGCATCGTCGAAGAAGAGGCGGCGCCGAAGGTGGTCAATTTGAAGGCGGTGAGTTAGCCGCCTTCTCTTTTCAGGGCGCAAATGGCCGCAACAGCTTGGCTTCGTTGTGTTGATTTTGCCACGGCTTGCTCCGCTTCTTCCAGCGCATCGCGCCGGGCGGTTTTCAGCGCCGCCCGCAGCTTTTCTATTTCTGCATCAGCTTTATCCCAACCCTCGCGCAGCTTCTTGGCGTCATCTAACTTGACATACAGGACGCCATTTATTTGAACGCCAATGTGTTCTTCGCTCATCCCTTTTCTCCCAGCGCCGCACATAGCTCGATGAACGCTTTCTGTGGTTCGTCCTGCAAAAATAATTTCTTCGCGCGCGATAGCGCCGCCCGCAGCTTTTCGTTCTCTGCCTGCAATTCCGCCACCACCTTCAATTGCCAGCTTCCGTCTTCGCGCTGGACCACTGGCCAATTGCTCGGCGCTGCCGCGCCGCGTGTCACATGGGCGCTGCGTTCGGCGGCGGCGTCGGATTGGTGTGTCATCTCTTCCGAGCCTCCATCATCGCGTCTGCGTATTTGTAAGCAAGATCGGCGAAGAATTCTGGTGGCCTGTTTGGCGCGGTGTGATCTGCCATCATCCCAGTCAGCACCCGCCCCGCGAATCTGTCACGCAACGTCTCCACTTCCGGCGCAGGCGGTGTGTCGCTGACATAGACCTCCGCCACGAGATGCAGAAACTCCCCATCGCCGGTGAACATCAGCGGCCCAATCACGCGGCCGTTGCCGTCGCGGTAATACTTCCCTTTTTCAACGTGCATTGTCTTTCTCCTCCATAGCCCGTTTCACAAACGCTTCGGCATAGTTAAATGCGGTATCCGCTGCGGCGCGGGGTTGGTAACTCCGCACCAAGTCCGGCCACACCTCCCGCGCCAGTTGCACCACAACCGCGCGGGGGACGCTTGGCCGGTCCAACCATGGCCAGCCGGGAACAAACTGCTCGCTCATGCGCCCTGCTCCTTCTGCGGCACGAATAGCTTCCGCGCCCGCTTAACGTGCGGGGACATTTCCTGCGCCTTGGTTAGCGTCTCAATGGTCTGCTTGATCCGGCCCGCGCTCCAATGGTCGCCCTCGCGCTCGGCTAGGGCCAGATTGTCTTGCAGGCGCTCCAAAAAGGTCTTCATGGCTTGGCCTCCAATGCGGCCAGGCGCGTCCGCGCCTCGGCCAGTTCGGCGCTCACGCGCAGATTGTCAGCCTCCAGCGCTTGCGCCCGCTGATAGTGCTGCCAGGCGATATCCGCCTGCGTTTTGTGCGCTGCTTCTAGTTCGGCCACGCGCTTGCGTAGCCCGTCATGCGTTACGTCGTTCATTCGCCTGCCCTCCTTGTGCCAAACGGCGTCCCGCGTTTAATCCGGTCCAGCGCAATGTGAATAGCTTTGGTTGTGCGGCCCAATATTTGGGCGATTTCCTCCGGGGCCTTTCCGCCCGTGTAAAGGTCAATCAATTCCGCGATGTTTTCCGCGTACCAAGCCCGGCGCCCGTTTGCCGCAATGGGCGCAGGCGCAGGCAGCAGCGGCAACGCATGCGCAGGCGCAGGATCGTCGTTAAGGAACGCCGCCATGTCGCGCGCCAGCGTCATAACTTCTTGCGGGCTGGACGCCTTGTCCAGCGCCAACTTCAATATCTCCGACTTATTCATTTTCCCTTTTCCCTCTCAATCTGCCGTCCGGCAGCGGCTGCACATTCTATTGTGTGGGCCTTCGCTGTCAAACATTATCTGACAACGAAGGCATTTGCGCGGCTGGTAGCCCGTGGCCGCGCGCTCTCGCGTGGGGCTTTTGTGGTAGGTGCTGTGCGTCCCGCGCTTGGCCCACCATGTCGAAAGCGTCTTGGCCGAGACGCCCACGGTCCTGCTGATGGCTTCCCACGTCGCGCCCTTGCGCCGCTCATGGGCGATATAGTCAACATGGGCGGCAGCCACCCCCTTGGGTAGCCGATTGTCAGGCTTTGGCATGGTGCGCCTTCCATACCTTCTCGGCCTCGTCTAGCTGCCGCCCCAGCGCCGCTAAGGTGCGGTGCAGGCGCCAGCGTTCTTCGCTCTCTGCCGGCGCCAGGCGCAGCATCTCCTCATGCGTCTGGATGCTGGCCACTAGCGCCCGCAGAGACCGGAAGGGCATCGGATCAGTGATCATAGTCCGAGTCCCTTAACGCGGTCCAGAACGTGTACAGCAGCAGGCCGATAGCCCCCAGCAGTAAGCCAGCAAGCGCCAGCCGCGCCCAATCTATAAATTCCATTTGCATCCCTCTCGTGTTGTGTGTAACGTGTTTTTGTGCGTGGTGGCTTTCCCTCCCGACTAGCCGCGCACCGCTGGCCGGGTCGAGCATCTGCCTTATGGCTCCCCGGCCGGCGGCCCTTCCATAGGGGTCGGATCATAGGCCCAGCCCAGCAGCTTGACCGTGACAGCGTAGCGCTCGCCCGTAAAGGTGACGCTCTTCACGCGTTCGGCTTTGGTGCCGTCCCGCATGAGGGGTTCCGCCCATTCTATTGCCGTGTCGGCATGGTCAGGAAGCGGCATCTTGTCGCGCTCGGCCAGCCATCGCGCATAAATTATGGCCTTCTTTTCGTCGGTGTTCATCGTGTTTTCCTCATTGCAATCAGCAGGCAAATCGCCCGCAAGGCTAGGGTTAGCATGGGTTCCCCCATTGGTCGGCCATCGCGTCGGCGATGCCTTGGAATGTCGCGCTGCGTATTTTCCACCGATCCGCAGAGGGTGGCAGGTTGTACCATTGCGGCAGGCTGCGCCCTGACTTGGTGACGTGCCGCGCGCCCTTGCCTACAATGTTGGTTGGCGTCAGATGCGGCAGGCCCTTCAGCCATAGGCAAGTCGTTTTGGTCGCCTCATGCCCAAACTGCCAAGGCTGGATTACCTGATCCGGTTTCCTGATTCGGCTAGATATGATCGAAACCGGGTTTTCCAGCGCGATGCGGGCGACGGGCGCGGCCAGCAGAAGGCGCACGAAGTCCAAGGCCTCGGCTTGTTCCTGCGCCTTGTTCTTGAACCATCGCGCCCCGCTGACCGCGAGGTGCGTGCATGGCGGGTGGGCGATAAGCATATCCCAGCCATCGCCCAAGATATCGCGCACGTCGCCTTGATAGTGCGGGCCGGGTGCTTCGCTTGGCAGCAGGTCGCAGGACAGAGCGTCATGCCCCCGCGCAAAAAACGCGTCCCGCACGGCGCCGGAGTATTCGCAGGCTATTAAGACGCGCATGGCGCGGCCTTGTCTTGCTGCGCCAGTACGGCGCGCAAGATTTCCTCGGCATCCGCGCGGGTTGGCCATGGGACGCCATGGAACGCCCCGCCGGGGGCGTTTACCAGATACCAGAACAAGCCAATTTTCTTGATCACGCTGCGCCCCCCTTCGCTTTGGTGATAACGGCGCGAGCGTCCGTCATGGCGTTGGCCATGCTGTCAGAATCGCGCGCGTCGGCGCAGCTTAGGATGGCTTCCAGCGCCGCCAACATATCAGGCGCGGCCGCGATTAGCGCGGCGTTAGCCCGCGCCATGCGCGCCGCTTCGGCGCTATTGCCCCCAAGGCATAGCGCGATTGTGTGGCCGTGCGCCGATACTTCGCGCATCTCCCAGCCTGTAGCGGCCCATGGGCCGGGTGTGTGTTGTGTCATGTTCTTTCCCTCTCATATCCGGCAGTAGCGCCGTCGCAGGGCGCCGCATGGGCGCCTTGCGAGGGCGGGGCGCCGTGGCGCCCTGCCTAGTCATACATTGGCGAGTGAGGCTTGCGCGCGCGCCATGGCCGCCTTGCGCGCGATGTCGCTCTCCGCGTCCAAGAACGCACGGACGGCGGCAGCGTGATCCTCGTCCGAAGCGTAGCGCGAGCGAAATATCTTCATGCTTTCCCTCAGCGCGATGTCGCGGGCGACGATATCGCCGCCCCACCGGACAGACAGGCGATACTCGGCGTCAATCTGCATTGCGTCCAAGTCTGCGATGCGCCGCGTCATGTCGATGGCTTCTGGCGAGGTTGTATCAATCGGCTCCGGCCCCGGATGCGCTGCCCCGAAGTAGTTCCACAGCTTCCAAGCCGCGCGCCATGCTTCCCACGCGGTCACATGCGCCTGCCGCTCTGGCGATAGGCGCAGAAAGGCAGCGCGTTGCTTGGCCGTAGCCCCAAGCGCAGGCAACTTAGACCCGCGCGGCTTGACGCGGGTCGGGGCTGGTGGCGCGTGAAGCGCGACGATCCGCGCGACTAGGTGAGGCCTCGCAAGGATGGCTTCTAGTAGGGTGTCGTCTGTGTGTGTCATGTTTCAAGCCTCCGCCTTAACGTCAACGCAAGCCTCGCATTGGCCGTCATGCTTTTCGATGTAATCCTGCAAGGCGCCGTAGGTGTCGAACTCATATTCCTCCCCACATTCAGGGCAGGAATGAACCCAAAACACGTTGAAGCCGATTGAACACGCCACCGCGCCATCCCAATATTCATCCCAGACCCAAACATTGCCGGATGATTGATTGACCCCGGCTTGCGTGTGCTTGCTGGTTTGCAGCCCGGCATTGCGTATCGCCTTGATGCACTCGGCCAAGCGGTCAAGATCAGCGCCAGCAAATTGTTCGAATAGGCTTTCCATTGTCGTTTTCCCTCTCACTCAAGCCATGATTGGCTTGGATGATGGCAAGCAAGCCTGCCATCGCCGAAGCTAACCCGGCCTATTCGCTGGCGTAGGTGACGAATAGAACGGTCGCCATGCGATAGGGCCGAAACTCATACCCATCGCCAAGGCTAGTAGTGACGCCGCGCAGCCCTGTTAGGCCAAGCGCAGCCTTGGCGCGGCGCATAAGGCAGCGCTGATAGCCTTTTGGCTCGCGGCGCCCATTGCCATCCCAGCCCTTGAAGCATGGCCATTCCGGCATGGTGATGCTGGCGCGGCGGACCCAGCAATAGTTTGCCTCACCGCCAAACGTGTCGGTGTATTCCAGATTATATGTGTGCATGGTTTAGACCCCCCGTGCTTCGATGATTGCGGTAGCAGAGCTATGCGGCATAGTGACCACATAGCTATGCAGCCCCGCCTTGCGTACGGAATAGCGATCGGGCGCGGCGCGGTAACATTTCAGCATATGCGCCAGCCTGCCGCGCGCATCTTGCGCGGCGTATTGCGGCTCATCGGCAAAGTAAAAAACAAACGCGGGCTTTTGCGGCTCAAGCGCATCCTGCCGCGCATTGTGAATGATGGTCTTAATCATGGTGTGACCCTCCCCGGTCAAAAGACTAGAAGCCAAACGAACAGCGCCAGAAAGAAAGCGCATATTCCGGCGTCGTGCAATAGATTATGTGACATGTTAGGCTCTCCGCATTTTGGGCATATTGGCCAAGGCGCGGCGCGCGTCTGCAATGGCGCTCCGCACCATGTCGCGAAAGTACCCGTCGCGGTCTTTGCGCGCGAAATCTGCCGCGCAAGCATAAGCGCACGCGCCTAGGTAATCCGTCGCAATCTCCGCGCCGTCTAACGTCACGCGCAAGCGCGCCGTGAACCAATCCACCGCGCCAGATCGCACCATTTCGACGTCGTCGTCGTTGTCAAAACAATCCGCCGGGTCGGTATCTTCTGGCGTCACGTCACACGTGACGCGAAAGCGCGCCGTCTCAAAAGACCAAATTGTATCCCAATGCTGCATAGTTTTTCCCTCCGAAAAATAGGTCATCGATTTGACCGATGCAAATTCTTTTACAGGCTAATTGTGGCAAGAATAAGGCAACCTAGAATCTGAAGCATTACATTTTTGTAATGCGGGATGAAAAAAGCGAGAAATCGGTAGGGTTTGCGCTTGCCTAGGCCAAGGTGATGGCCCGGCGGCTTATGTAGCTGGAAATACAAGCTTTTTTCGGTTTTCCTGGGCTTTCTAGGTTATACCTTATAATATACAATGCAAGTGTGTTAATATATTAGTTAACGCTAATATAGTAGCCTATAGACTGTCGAGCGGTAGCGACTGTTTTTCCCATGACCTAGATGACCTATTTGACCTATCGCCCCCATAGCCCCGCGTATCCCGCCCCAAGCTTCACACTAAATTCTATTACGCATTGCGATGGCAGCTAGCTGGCGCGTGTCGCGCTGGCGCGATGTTTTTGGCGTGACCTATTTTGCCGATATTGCCGAGTAACAAAACCTGTTACGCCTGGCGCGCTTGCTGAATGGTAACAGAACCCTTCACACCAACAACACACCAGCAACACACCAGCACCACACCAGCACCACACCAGCACCACACCCGCACCACACCAGCACCACACCAGCACCACACCAGCACCACGCGGCAGGGCGCGGCAGGGCGCGGCAGGGCGCGGTTTGCGGAGAGCCGGGGGGAGGGGGGCCGGCGGCCGACCCGTCACAGTCACGGAGGGTCCGCAAACAATTTTTTTTTATTTGCAAACCTAATTTGCATCCACGCTACGCAATCTGCTACAACCGCCCAATGGCAATCTTTTCGCTCCCCTATGAGCCGCGCAAGTTGCAGGCTACCGAGGCCCGGCTTGAAGCCATCTATCACGCCGCGCGTAACGGATTGCGTGGTGAGACGTTGGCGCTCGCCTCCGGCATGACGCCGGCTGAATACCGCGCGCTGTGCGAGTTCGACCCGCTGGCGGCGCTGGCCGCGGAGAAGGGCCGGGCTGACGGCGAGATGGAAATGTCCAAGGTGCTGCATGACGCCGCCCGCGCCGGCGACGCCAAGGCCGCGCTGGATGTGCTGAAGCACGTCCACGGCTGGGTCGCCAAGCAGGCCGTGTCGGTCGAGGTCAACCAGACCATCTCCATCACGTCTGCGCTGCAAGAGGCCCAGCGGCGCGTCATCGAAGGGGTGGCCGAGGTTGCCCAACCAGACCCGCGCGTAATCGAACAGGCAGCAGATGCAGACCACACGGTATAGCGCCGACGACGAGATGGAGTTGATGAGCCGGTTGTGGACGCCGGCCATCAAGGACGACCCTTTCAAATTCGTAATGTTCGTGTTTCCGTGGGGTCAGCCGGGGACGCCGTTGGAGAAGTTCGACGGTCCGCGCAAGTGGCAGCGCGAGGTGCTGCAGCGCATCGCCGACCATGTGAAGCAGAACAACGGCAAGGTTGACTTTGACACGCTCAGGATGGCGACCTCATCCGGCCGCGGGATCGGCAAGTCGGCGCTTGTATCCTGGCTGGTCATCTGGATGCTGACCACGCGGATTGGCAGCACAACCATCGTGTCTGCCAACTCCGAGGCGCAGCTTCGGTCGATCACATGGGCGGAAATCACCAAGTGGCTCAGTATGGCGCTCAACAGCCACTGGTTCGAGGTCAGCGCCACGCGGCTGATGCCGGCCAAGTGGTTGACGGAACTGGTGGAGCGCGACCTCAAGATGGGCACCCGGTATTGGGGTGTTGAGGGGCGGCTGTGGTCGGCGGAGAACCCTGACGCCTACGCGGGCGTCCACAACTTCGCTGGGGTCATGCTGGTGTTTGACGAGGCCAGCGGTATTGACGACAGCATCTGGTCGGTCGCGGCGGGGTTCTTCACGGAGAACACGCCGCACCGCTTCTGGTTGGCGTTCAGCAACCCGCGGCGCAACAGCGGCTACTTCTACGAGTGCTTTCACTCCAAGCGCGACTTTTGGGACACCAAGATCGTGGACGCGCGCACGGTCGAGCATACGGACAAGCAGGTCTACCAGCAGATCATCGACGAGTACGGTCCCGACAGCACCCAGGCCCACGTCGAGGTGTACGGTCAGTTCCCC